GACAAGGGATTGCTGTAAAGGCTCTTTTAAGGTTATTGTTAATGTACTGGTTAATAATGCTGTCAAGTCCTATCTGCCGCATGGTATAATCACCTTGTATTTAGTTTAGAACACGTATAAGTAGCCTCCCAAGTATTACCTCGCCAATCACCCCGATACTCTACAGAGTTTACTCGATATACACCCTCAAGAACTGTGTCTTGTACTTTGACAGCGCTCCCAGGTCTTACTAAGGGGTTAATAAGGGATTTAAACTTTACACCTTTACGTCTATTCTCAGAATCCTCTACATCCCTACCATCACCTGTTACGAAGATAGGTCTACCAATCAGTCCTGTATTCGGTGTGAACAAGAAAGCCCTTTCAACAGAGTTAGGTTTCTCATATTTATCAGGATCACTAATGTAAAGTTTATCACTAGATATGCGCCAATCAAATCTAAAGTCCCTAGCAAGCTCTTTCAATACTTGTTGAGTAGAACCTTCGATAGAGTATCCAAAAGGGAATGTCACATCAATGTTATCACTATTAAAAGAAGCTCTTGAGAGGGATTGTGAATTACCTATTAAGTAATTAATAATCTGTCTTGGTGTGGTATTCTCAGGGAATGTTTTAGAGACGTTTGAATTATATATGAAGGCATCTGCTGGAACACATCTTAAAGAGGTTACACGGTCAACATTACCTGTCCTATCGTCAGTCTCTAGTTCTTGGACAATGCCTTGGAAAAGTAATTTGTTATCACCATTATAGCCTACTTTTAAAATCACTGCTGAAGATTTCTCTTTGATGTAATTGATAGAGTCTTCTGAAAGGTTTGTGATAGAGATTGAACACCTATCGTTATCTTTAGAGTTATCAATGTTTTTAGTAATTGAGAAGTTGATTGCCAAGCCTTCGTTATTTTCTTCGTCACCATTGATGAATATACCTTTAGCTTGTGGATCACCAATAGTAAGTTCATACGTTCTTCTGAATTGCTTATTGTTATCTGAAGCCATTGTCAGTCACCATTGTCAGTAGGACTTGGTACGTAGTATACCAAAGCATGTGTACGGTGAATGTTACGACCATCTTTCACATCCCATTCATAGATTTCTTTTAGTTGTCTAGGTACTAATATGAATTGCCCTGTGAATTGTTCTAGTGCGTATTGACGTAACAAGGAAACACCTGTTAGAAGTTTTACACTTTCGATAACAGTCTTCCCTTGGGAATCTTCAATAGACATTAGGTAGGTCTTTGCACGATCTGAATAGCGGAATGTGAAGTTGTAATCATCATCGTCAATGACGAAGTTGTATGAATAGAATGGTTTGTTGAAAAGTGGTAAAGTTGCTTGGTATTCCATTATAAAACACCTCCTAAAATAGCGTCTATAAGTTCCTGTGGAGGTGCAGTCTTCCAATAGGGTTGTTGACCTTCCCTTTCAAGATCACCGTCTTCACCACCCTCTTGATCGCCTTCATTAGATTCACCAGCAGCAGCATTAGAAACGCTTGGTGTGGGCTGTACATCTACATCAACTTCTTTAACAAATGCAAAGCGTACTTTTTCAAAGGTTAAGTTGCACGATAAGGAATCACCTGTATCCACATCTTCAACATCTTCAAAGTTACGGATTAAGCAATTCTCAATCTGCTTTGTAGAGACTGACCTGCCAAGTTGGAAGTCATAATCGTAATCAAGGATAGTAATAAGTTCTGAAGTATCCCAAGCAGTCTGTAAACGCTCTCTGGCAATCTCGTGTGAATATCCCCTGAATTCATCAACTTCAATGTTGGATTCTTGAGCATTTAGGAATTGCTGTACAGAACCAGGAAGAAGATCAAGTAAAGAGGATTGAGAGGGGACTACTGCGTCACTGACCGGAGTGTTGTAAACAGGATCAATATTCTGTTCTTCAATGAGTTCTGGTGAACGTGTTGAGGGGTTATGGAAATCAGCACTGGAAATTATACCACGTATTGAGAATACAGGATTATCCTTAGCAACGTGGTCTGCAATAACTGCTGATTTATCTATGGGATGTTTTGAGATAGAACTGTTACGGGTTTTACTATATTGTGTAACAGCGTCTAAAATGATGACTGAATCATCTTCAAAAAGAAGTGCTAAGGCCATGTTGATACCTCTTATGAAAGAAGGGCGCTTCTACACGCCCATGCTATTTATTGCTCCGTTTCAGGTTCTAAGGAGGCTGTTTCTCGGAATACAT